GAAAAAATCGAACCACGGGCCAGCCAGGGGCCTTCCCGTGAAGATCCTGGGCTCGGGGCAACCGACCTGAAAGGAGTTCGAGCATGACCTGGAAGCTGAAGCCGCTGCCGCGGTCCACGCGGTCGCGGTTCTCGGTGGACGAGATGGCGAAGGGCCTCGCCGCGGTCTACGAGGGCGCGGCGCCGGCAGAGGTGGTGAAGGAACTCTACGAGGACCGGAAGCTGAAGCTCCCGAAGACCTCCGCCTGGGCGGTGGTCCATGGGTGGTGGAGGCGGATCTCCAAGGACCTCGCGGCTGGGAACCGGATGACCCGGGACATCTGCAAGGGCTACAGGATCGACATCGACGAGGGGGAGGAGGAGGCCGGGGGTGGATCTGGGATCTACGAGAGGGGGGTGAACGAGGAGCAGCTCGCCGCGAAGGTCGCGGCGGCGGGGAAGACGAAGCGGCGGGGTCGCCCGCGGAAGGTGGACTAAAAATGCTGACCGGACAAGAACGCGAGGCGGACATCCTGATCCGGGCTGAGGCGGTCGAGGCCCTGCAGGAGATCCGGAAGGACTGGAAGGCGATCCAGGAGACCGGCGGAGTGAAGCTGGTCGAGATCAGATCGGATCGTCCGGATGCTTCTGGATGGCATCCAGCTCTTTTCTTACCGACCTACCGCAAGATCGAAGTCCCCCTCCGCCAGCTCGCCGCCGAGTGGATGGCGCGGTTCGTCCTGGCGGCCGAGGCCCTCTGCCTCGACGTGATCGAACGGGGCGCGGCGGCGATCCCGGAGGAGGGGAAACGATGTGGACCGTGATGGCGATCGTCGCCCTGGTGGTGATCGTGGTCGGTTGGGCCTGTTGCGTGGTCGTAGGCCGGGCGGATGACGCGGCGGACCGGCTCGGGGCGGACCTGGCCCGCAACCCCCAGGCGTGGCCCCCGGCTCCTCCGGCGCCCCCGCGGGCCCGACAGCGATGCGTCGAGTGCGATATGGACCGGGTGCGGAAAAATTTGTCCTGGCCGGGACCGTCCAGGCGGTGACGCGATGCCCTGCCGTGAGTGCTCCGCCCGCGTGACCCGGCTCACCGTGGCCCCGCCGGCGACCATGGAGGAGCGCCGCGGGACGTGCCCGGGCTGCGGACGCTCGTGGACGTGGCTGCCGGCCAGCCACAAGGCGCGCCCGGAGTGGCCGGAGAAGACGATCTCCGCCGGCGTCGAGGTGGCTGAGGCGTCCGCGCTGCCGTGGCGCGGGCCGGGGCCCGTGGGGCTGTGGAAGTTGATGTAAGGAGAACGATGTCGAATGGACGGACGACGGCGGAAGCTCTCGGCCTACCCGCGTGCGCGGGACTTCATCGGCCCCGGCCGGAGGCCGACCGAGATGAGCACTCGCGTGCGGCGCCTGCTCTCTCGCGTGGCGGTCCCGCGGAACGAGTTCTCGCGGCTCCTCCGCGCGCTCGAGTTTTACGAGCGGCAGGACTCGGGCCGGGAGAAGGTGGCGCGGGAGGCCATGCGGCGGATCGAGGCGCGGGCCGACGCCATCGAGGACTGGTACCGCGAGTTGTCGAAGCTCGCGGAGCAGGTGCAGAGGATCGAGGAGTGGCGGGTGTACCACAGTCAGGGGAGATGACCCCCTCTGAATTTCGCACACTTCCGGCCCCACTGAACCGCCGGGGTAGCATGGACCACCGTTAGGAGGTGGACCATGAGGCGATTCGGCTTGGCCCTGGTGCTACTCGCGCTCGCCGCCGTCCCGAGCTGCGAGGCGACCCCGGCGCAGAAGTTATCGTTTCGGCGGCTGAACGAGACCTGGACGCAATCCATCGGACCCCGATACCGCGCCTACCTCGCCGCGGACCCCGCGCTTCGCACCGTCGAGAAGGCTGATCTGCTCGCGGACCTCCAGAAGACGGAGGCCGCCTTCTCCCGCGAGCTGGCCGAGGCGGCGGCCGACAAGCCCGAGGAGGTGCGGTGATGGCCGACGAGCTGCTCCGCGACAAGCTCTCCCGCGTGGACGGCCCCGCGCTCGTCCAGGAAATCGCCGCCGCGCTCAAGAGCACGATCTCCCGCGCCACGAGCGCCGACCTCTCCGACCTCAAGGCGGAGATCGACGACATCGCCTACCGTGCCGTCCTGTACTCGAGCAGGAAGGCGCTCGGCGAGGACGTGGAAGACAACCTCCGCGAAGTGCGGCTCCAGGCCGGGCTCGTGGAGGCGACGATCCTCCGGCGTGAGTCGGAGGCCGCAGCCGCGGCGTGGAGGGGCGGGGTGAACCTGCTCCTCGACATCCTCGCCGGGCTCATTAAGCGGTTGATGGTCTCGTAGTTCTCAGAGGGAGGGCCTGTGATGCTCGGGGTTGTCGATCCTTCCAGTTTGACGGGGATGGGCTTGGAACTTCTTGTAGCCGGTGCCGTGATTGTCGTCGTGAGGCTGTTCCTGAACCACCTGCGAGAGACGCGCCTCGACATGAAGGACTGCATCGACCGGAACTCGGCGGCGCTGGCCCACAACTCGGAGGCGATGGACCGCATGAGCGAGGTGGCGATCCAGTGTCGCGTGAACCAGCAGGCGATCCGGTCCCCGAAGCCGCTTTCAAAGGAGATTCCAGCATGAAGCCTCTCACCCTTGCGCTCGTTCTCGCCCTGCTCTCTGCGTTCCTGGCTCGCCCAAGCGAAGCCGCCACGGTGGAGGTGATCGGCTCCGGCGCCGTCTTCTCGTGGGACGCGGTGACGACCGACATCAACGGGGGCCCCGAGGTGATCGCCGCCTACGAGATCGCGGCCTTCCCCGCCGGGACCGACCTGACCGCCTCCCCGGACACCACGCCGCTCTCGAAGAGCCGCATCGAGCCGGCGCAGACCCAGGCCGGGGCGCTCGCGTTCCTGATCGGGCTGCCGCACGGGACGCCTCTTCGCGTGAGCGTGCGATGTTACGACCTCGCCGGGAACGTCTCCGACTGGTGCGTTCCGGGGCTCGACTGCAGGCTCGACTTCGGGAAGCCCATGCCCCCGGGACAGCTCAAGAAAATCTGGCCCGTGGTGATGGTGGGGGGCGCGGGGGCGCTTGTCGCGCTGGCGCTGTGGCTGAAGCGGCGGAAGTGAGCTGGCGGTTCTGGTGAGGGGTGATCCGTGGCGAACAAGTATATCGACACGAGCGCGACGTACAACGGCGACGGAACCGCCTCGAATCAGGCAGCCTCGGCCGGTGCTGTCGGTGCCTGGAACTCGTTCCTCAACCCGTTGACCGGGGTCCCCGGCTTCGGGTCGCTCGCGGCGGGCGATGTGGTGTACGTGCGGACGAAGAACGGAGCGAGCAACCTATCGGAAGCGATGGGGGCAAACAAGACGGCGAGCACGACGCCCACTGCGGCGGCTCCTATTACATGGGTTTTCGATCCCGGGGTGGTATGGACCGGGGATGCTGGGACGTTTACAGTTTCTGTCGGAAATACATCTACCACATACACTCTAACACTCAAGGATTATCATAACTTCTTAGGTAATAACAACAACTTTGTTATAGAATCCTTGATGCAAAGTACATCCGCCACGGCCCTATTAGTTCCGCTTAATAACATTTTTAGGGATTGTGTTCCACTAAAAATATATCAAACAACTTCAGCTATCCAACCCAAAACGCTAAATGGGTGCAAAGCAATATTCTACAATTGCACTTTTTATTTAGGACATTGTTCATCAGGGCGAAATACTATCATATGCGGCGTGGCTGGTGGCAATCTAACGTTCATAAACTGCGTTTTCGACATGACAGGATGCATTACAAGTAATGCATCTATTTTTAATCCATATACTGGTGATATCTACGTAATTGGAGGAAAGATTATACCTCCACAAACCGATAATAGCGCAAACTATCTCATTGGTGGTAATGATCAGATTAAATATAGATTCCATTCAGATGGGCTTGAAATCGGGAATATATCGAGTGTGTATCCAAATAATTTATCTGGAAGGTTAATCGGGATTGAAGTTCAAGCTGATGTGGGAATTACTAATATTCCTGGAACTAACAATGGATTCACACTCATTAAAAGCGCCCAGGTAGACTGGAGGGGCTCGCAGAATTACCCGACGCTCAATTCGATTTTGGACGATGGATCTGGTCTTCACTGGAGCATCAAGGCTACGATCCTAAATTCCTGCCCTGCTCTCCCGTTTCGTTTTCCACTCATCGACAAGTTCTACAATGGGTCAGCTGCGACCAAGACGATCACGGTCGAAATGCTTGCACCGACGACTTACACAGGGCTTACTGCGGCTGATTTTTATCTCGATATTTCGTACATCGACAACGCGACTTCGCTTCCCGTCGGTGCAACATCCTACCTTAAAGATGGTACGTCCCTCGCCACCTCTACCGCCGGATGGAGCACGCTTGGGTATGGGGCTGCGAACTTCAGCCGCTACAAAATAGCCATTACCACGCCTTCATCCATAAAGCCGAACACGACGATCAATGTAAACTTCGTCATGTCGAAAGCCTATGTGACGGCCACTACCGACTTCATCTTCGTTGATCCCGATCCCCAGATCACCTAACCCATGGCCATCGCCGCATACGAGAACTACCAGACGGGGGATGACGGGGGCTCGGACCTCTACGGGGCGAACTGGCTTTCGCAGTCGTTCACGCCGGCGACGACCCACTACGTCACCTCCGTCTGGGTGAAGCTCAAGCGAACCGGAGCCTGCACGTCGAAGAACATTTCGGCGATGCTCTACGCCACGTCCTCCCACCTCCCTACAGGCTCGGCGCTCGTGACCGGATCGCTCGTCGTTGGGGCAACCGACCTGATCGACACCTCGGATGTGTGGTACGGCATACCGATCACGACCCCGTACTCAGTGACGGCCTCGACCGAGTACGCCATCGTCCTCAAGTTCCCCGACGGGGACGGGACGCATAAGTACACGGTGCGGACGAACTCAGCCGGGGCCTATGCCGGAGGGCAGTTCGGCACGTCCTCGAACTCGGGATCCTCTTGGACCGCGACCGCCACCACCGACATGCTCTTCATCGAGTATGGGGAGACGGCTGCGGCGCAGACCAAAAGCCATTTTGCCTTTGGCATGGTCTTTCCCGCCATCGCTACGAGCAAGTCGATGCCGTGGGGCGTGGGGGTGGCTGCAACCCAAAGGCTCCCCACCGACCCGCTCTTCTACGCCACGATCACGCTCCAGAACGTCGTGAACGGATCAGACTATTGGATCGCCCAGAATTCCGACCTCACGAACGTACTCGCAAGCGGCACCCAGGCGGGATCGGCGGACATCGTTCTGGCGAACATTCCCGCCTACGCGAACCCGATGCTCTTCCAGGTGCGGGTCCGGAAGGCCGGATACGTCCCGCTCACCACCTTCGGGAACTTGGTAACGGCCGGATCGATCGTCTATGTGGCACAGACGGCCGACACGATCTACACGCCATGAGGCTATAAATGGAAGCGAACCCCTCGATCGTCAACGTTCCGCCGTCGGACCTCGACATGGCGGCGGTACTCGCCAAGACGCCGGAGCAGCTTTCGGAGGAAGAGGTCCACTTCCTCATCGGCCGCGTGGGCTGGCTTTCGGACGACGAGCGCAAGCGGTTCGCCTCGGTCCTCAAGCGTGAGAACCTCACACCGCAGGAGGTGTGGCGCTACCGGCACCTTCAGCTTCTCGATCGATACTTCCCGGCGGCGGGCAAGGAGTAAGCCATGGCGATCTCCGACGATTTCACCATCAACACCTCGACGCTGAAGATCAGCCACACGAGCGGGACGACGGTCTACTCGGCCAACGCCCTTTATTCCTGGCTCATGGAGGTCTTCGCCGGCTCCAGTTACATGAGCTTCGACGTGCCGATGTCGGCGCAGACGCCGACCGCGTACTCGATGATCAATTCGTGGACGTTCAACGCGGATAGCGATCTCCAGTACGTGAACGGTGGGGCCATCACCGTAAACCCCGGGGCGAGCCAGGATCTCTGGGCCAACATCTACACCATCGGGTCGATCGTCACGCCGACGACGGTCTACGTGGCCCAGAACGGGACGGTCATCACCGGCTACTGGCCCAACGGGCACATCGACATCGTGGTGAAGGTCCAGTCGGCCGGGACGCTGATCGACTCGGGCAATCTCACGATCTACGCCCGCGAGTACGGCGCCCTTTACGATCACTTCCAGGTCGATGCCTCGGGCGGCGGCCGCAACCCGATCCCGCTCGCCACGAGTTCCGACATCAACAACACGACCGCCGAGCTGACCGTGGCGGGCTACAGCGACATCGCGCTGACGTTCGGGAATGCGAACCACGACCTGAACAACGGCAACGGCGCACAGCCCTACGGACTCTCGATCGACTGCGCCGGCCGGACGCTCGCCCAGGTCTACGAGTACCTCAAGTACCTGACCCGGCGCGGATGCGTGACCCTTCTGAATGGCGTTCAGGGCCAGCAATACTGGTCGGTCAACTCGTACACCGCGCTCAAGGCGGCTCCGTTCGGGACCTTCGCCGGCGGGAAGTTCTTCGGCGCCCAGGGCGTCTGGATCACGAACTACGCCGCGAACCAGAGCTTCCAGCTCATCGACAATAACGGGGTGGTCCAGGCGCCGCCGAATACGGTTTACGTGTCGGTCACGGGGCTTGTGGCCGGCGATCGCGTGGCCGTCTTCAAGCTCGTGGGGGTCGGTGGGATCATCGAGAAAACCACCTACAACGTGGACTCGAAGACCGCATCCACGATCGTGATGGTCGAGGACATCGCCTCGGACACCCCGCAGGCGGGATACCTGCGCGTGATCCACGCGGGCGTTGAGCTGCTCTTCGCGTATACGAGCTGGGCGTCGAAGACCTTCTCCGGAGTCACGCCCGATCCAACGGGGACGGCTATCGTGGCGACCGATGATGCATACGTCCCCTACATCGATGCGGCGGCCGCCGGCGCCAACCTCTCGAACAGCCTGATCTACGCCGCCGATCGCAACGTCCGGGTGCGAGTCCGGAAGAAGGGGATCCTGCCTTTCGAGATCGATGGCGTGATCGGGTCTTCGGGTTTGACGCAGGCGGCGATCAGGACCACGGATTCGATCGTCACTTAACCAATGGCTCTCACCGCGACCTGTTCAGTATGCAGGCGGGCGTTCTGGATCGAGGCCGAAGATCCTCGGCGGAAGCACTCCGAACCGTCGAGGGCCTGGGGCCTCGATGTCGATCCCGTCTGCGACGACTGCCGCAGGGTGAAGGCCCGGGAGCTGGCCGACCGCGAGGATCGTCTTCAATCCGTCCTCGCCGCGAAGGACGCACAGATCGCGGCGGAACGGGCAAGGGCCGACCAGCTCCAGAAGCGAATCGATGAGATCGTGAAACCGCCGAAGCCGATCGCGGGAGGCAAACCGTGAGCCTCGCCATCGACTGGACGAACCATCAGATCCTCGTCGAGACGCCGCAGACGACGGTACTCGTACAGGATCTCATTGATTTCATTCGGGAGCAGGAAGAGACGGATCGAGGGATTGCGGAAGACCAGATCGCCACGGCCTCGGGCAAGGAAGAGCTGGGAACAGATGTCTACGTGGGGATCAGCGTCAACCTGATTGATCCCTGGCAGATCAAGTTTTGGCCAGGGAACTACATCGCCACGGTCAAGGGAGGGAACCTCGTGGGGGGGGTCGCGGGCGATCCTGTTGCCTACTCGGCCGGAGTCCAAGTCCTCATCATTCAGAGCGCCGCAAGCACGATCGTGGATGGTAGCGGGGGGCTCACCACAGAGGAGCATGACGCAGTGATCCTCGGGTCCAAAGTGGTGAAGAACAAGAAGGAGCTGAAGAAGAACGGATCCGTCTGGGAGCTGATCGTCTACGACGACGATGGCACGACCCCGATCCTGAACAAGGCTCTCAAGGACAAGGACAGCGCCAACATCACCGACCTCGTATCCGGGACGCTGGCGAAGGAGCTGGCGAGCAGTGTTTAACATCCAGCCTGGGACGGGCCTCGGCTTCACCGGCAGCAAGGAGATCGCCTTCGGCCTCGGAACACCGTTCCTGGGAGGGGTCATCATCGCCGAGGTGCTCAGGCTCACTTCGGGGCTCACGCTTCAGCTATCGATGGAGAGTCCGATCGATGGAGATAACTAAGGACAGCACGATCACAACCGAGGTCGCCATGGATTCCCTGCTCGCGCTGACCCGCACCATCGACGCGGCGATGTGGCTCGACCGTTCGGTCTCCCTGGACTCGGCGATCTGCGCCAGCGTCACCTTGTCGAGCCCGTTGGATCTGGAGGAGGTTTAACGTGAGCGATATTTACGCCGGGGACATCGGGACGGTCATCCTCCTCAACACAGGGGTGGACGTATCCGCCGCGACCGTGAAGAAGATGCGGGTGAGAAAGCCGAGCGGAACTGTCGTCGAATGGACAGCCACGACTCCGCCAGGGCAGAACAACTACCTGACCTACACGACCATCGCCGGGGACATAGATCAGGCGGGCGTCTGGAGCATCCAGGCACAAGTCACGATGGCATCGTGGTCGGGCGTAGGCAACGTCGCCGCGTTCGTGGTTTTAGCAAAGCTGTAGCCATGTCCGGTAAGACCAGCCAGCGGCCGCTCCTCCGCATCGCGCGGATCGAACAGGTGGCGGCGTGGATCTCGAAGGGGCTCACGCCCCGTCAGATCCACATCGCCGGGCGCCGCGAATGGTCCGTCTGCAAGGCCACGATGTGGCGCTACATTCAGAAGGCGCGCGAGTGGATGCTCCGGGACTTGGAATCACCGCTCGCCCTCGTGCGCGCCTCCGCCCTCCGGCAGTACGACCTCATCATCTCCGACCCGAAGACCACCACGCGGGATCGGCTCGTGGCGATCCGCGACAAGCTCGCGCTCCTCCGTTGCCTCGATTCGCACGTCGTCCACGAGCACCGCGGGGGCCTCGACATCCACGGGCAGATCACCGTCGAAACCGTGCGGGAGTTCGTCGTTTCTCTTCAGAAGGACCGGGACCTGCGACAGCGGATCCACGGACTGAATGGATCTCTCAAAACTCTCACCGGCGGAAGTGCAGTTGATCTCGGCGGCATCTCATTTGACCTCCCCGGCCAGAATGGCTCAGGCGGCCACGATGGGGCGCTACCAGATGGCAAAGCACCTGACGCTCCTCGATAGCGTGCTCCTCGGGCTCGAGGGCGGCGCCTTCGAGGGCGCCATCGTCTCCATGCCCCCGCGGCACGGGAAGTCGATGCTCTGCTCGCACTACTTCCCCGCGTGGTTCCTCCTGTGGAATCCCGACAAGCGCGTGATCTTCCTCTCCCACAACGCGAGCTTCGCCAAGGAATGGGGGCGGAAGGCAAAGGATGTCTTCCGCCGGTACGCCCCGCTCTTCGGGCTCGCCGTGCGCGAGGACTCGCACGCCGCGGACCACTGGAACATCCAGCACCACGCGGGCGGGATGGACACGACCGGCGTCGGGGGCTCGATCACCGGCCGCGGGGCGCACCTCTTCATCGCCGACGACATGGTGAAGAGCCACAAAGAGGCGCTCTCGGACACCTTCAGGAAGAGCGCGTGGGAGCTGTGGCAGTCGTGCGTCGAGACGCGCGCCGAGCCCGGCTGCGCTTTCCTCGCCGTCGCCACGCGCTGGCACCAGGACGACGTGAGCGGGCGGCTCCTGCGGGAGATCGCCGGCGGGCTGCGGCCGGGCTGGAAGGTGATCTCGCTCCCGGCGCTCGCCGAGGACGGGGACGCGCTCGGGCGCGCGCCCGGGGAGGCGCTCTGGCCGGAGCGGTACTCGAAAGAGAAGCTCGAGCGGCTGCGGATGAGGTGGGACCACGACGAGGCGCGGCTGGGCCCATACTGGTGGTCGAGCCTCTACCAGCAGTCGCCCACCCCGCGCGAGGGCGGGCTCTTCAAGAAGTCCTGGTTCCGGTACTACACCCATGACGACGAGTTCTACAAGCTCGAGGACGGCCGCGCGTTCAAGAAGTCCGACTGCTGGTGCTTCCTCACCTGCGATCTCGCCGTCTCGACGAAGACGACGGCCGACTTCTTCGCGCTCGGCGTGTGGATGATCCACCCCGAGTCGAGCACGCTGCTCCTCCACGACGTGGTCCATGAGCGGCTCGAGGGCCCTGACCAGGGGCCGCTCATCTCGCGCGTGACGGCCGAGCGGAGCCCGGCCTTCGTCTCCGTGGAGGCCGTCCAGTACCAGCTCTCCCTCGTGCAGGCCCTCTGGCGGCAGGGCGTGCCGGCGAAGGAAGTCCGGGTGGACAAGGACAAGGTGGCGCGGGCCCAGCTCGCCGCCACGAGGATCGCGGCCGGCACGGTCCACTTCCGCCGGGGCGCGCCCTGGCTCACCGATCTCGAGGACGAGATGGTGACGTTCCCCAACGGCCGGCACGACGACCTGGTTGACATCGTTTCGATGGCCGCCCATGAGGCGGCCGAATGCATCATTCCCTCGGTGAGCTGAGAATGAACCTCCTCCAGAAGATCGCGGCGCGAGTCCTCTACGGCAAGGGCGTGGACCTCCGCGCCCTGATCGACAACATGGAGCGGGCCGATGGCGGGATGGGGAAGTCCCTCGGGTCCCGCGTGAGCGAGGGCTACAAGAAGAACGGGATGGCCTACGCGGCGATCAGTCGTGTGACCACGAACCTGCCCTCCGTCCCGTGGATCCTCTTCCGCGAGCGAGACGACGAGGAGGACGAGGAGATCACGCGGCACCCGCTGATCGACCTCATGAGGCGGCCGAACCCCCGGCAGGCCCAGATGCGCTTCCTCGAGCAGCTCATCCTGAACCTCTTCCTTTCGGGGGTGTCCTACAGTCGCCTCATGCTCGTGGACCTCACCGGGCCCCGGGGCGCGCGGCGAGTCCCTATGCTCGTGAACCTCCGGCCGGACAAGACGGAGCTCCGGAGCGAGGACGATCCCTTGCAGGGATGGGTCTTCCAGGGGAAGCGGGCGCCGGTCTACATGGGGCCGGAGGAGGTGCTCTTCCTCAACTTCCTCGATCCCGTGGACGAGTGGGGCGGGCTCTCTCCGCTCGAGGTGGCCGCGCTGCCAGTGAACCAGGCGAACGCGGCCAGGAAGTGGAACTGGAACCTCCTCAAGCGGGGGGCGCGGCCGACGGGGATCCTCTCTTCGCGGATCCAGATCCCGAAGGACATGAAGGACAAGATCCGCGAGGAGTTCATGACGGACATCGGCGGCGCGGACCAGGCCGGCCGCATCCCGTTCCCGACGGGCGACGTGGAGTGGAAGCCCACCGGCCTCTCCCCGGGCGACATGGAGTGGGTGGAGGGGACCGCCCGCGCCGACCGGCTCATCGCCACCACGCTCGGCGTCCCCGCGCAGATCCTCGGAGACAAGGACGCCTCCACATACGCGAACTACGCCGAGGCCCGGAAGGCGCTCTACCAGGAACGGATCCTCCCGCTCCTCAACTGGATCATCGGCGAGTTCAACGCCTGGCTCATCCCGATCCTCGGCGAGGAGGGGATGTACTTCGCGCCCGACATCGACTCGATCGACGCGCTCCAGGAGGCGCGGAAGGACGAGTGGGAGCGGGTGCGGTCCGCCGACACCCTGACGGTGAACGAGAAGCGGCGGGCCATGCGGTACGACGCCATCGAGGGGCGCGGCGGGGGCCTGATCATCCACAGCTCGGGGATCGTGATCGACAGCGAGGACGGGCAAGTGTTCCTGCCTGCCACGCTGATGCCGATCGATGAGGCGGTCGCCGGCGCCGGGGGCGACGGGGACGGAGACGGGGATGGGGATGACGCGGCCGGCTGGGGGAAGTCGGCGACGGAGCCAGGGCCCACAGAGCAGCTGTACTTCAACCTCCACACGGAGGCTCAAAAGCGTGCCCACTGGCGAGGCGTCGATTCCTCCCGCCGCGCCTTCGAGCGCATGGGGAAGCTCCTCGCGGGGAAGGCGTTCGCGGCCGAGCGGCGCCGCGTGGTCTCCGCGGTCAAGGGGGCGGCCTCCCCCGCCGCGGCAATCGAGGCCGCCGGGAAGGTGGTCGATGGCGGGAAGGCGGCCTGGGAGGGCTACTACCAGCGGATCTACGGGACGGTCGGGACCTACTTCGTCCGGCGGGTCTCCGACGCGCTGGGGAAGGGCGTCGGCGGGGGGCTCCAGTGGAAGGCCAAGGCGAAGACGATCGTGGACCAATGGATGGGATTCATCCGGCAGGACCTCCTGACCGAGGCGGCCGACAAGATCAGCGGGATCGGCGCGGCCACGAAGACCCAGATCCGCCGCGTGCTCGATGCCGCCGTGGAGTCGGGCTCCTCGCTCCTCCAGGCGTCCGAGGAGATCGACAACCTCTACCTGGATCAGATCATCCCGAACCGCTCGGAGGTGATCGCGCGGACGGAGGTCGTCTCCGCCTCGAACCGGGCCTCGGACTTCGCCGCGCACGAGACGGGGCTCAACCTCGAGAAGGAGTGGATCGCCACGAAGGACGATCGCACGAGGGAGAGCCACGAAGCGGTGGACGGCCAGCGGGTGAAGCTCGACGCGCCCTTCGTTGTGAACGGCCACGACATGCTCTACCCGGGCGACTCGAGCCAGGGCGCGCCGGCGAGCGAGATCATCCAGTGCCGATGCACCGTCGGGTACCACGTCGTGGGGGATCGGTGATGGGGAATTTCGCACACATCCGGGGGCGTGCGGGACCTCGAGTAAGCTGGAGGGCGTCATGAAGAAGCGAGTCGGACTGACCTATCCCCTCGACGTGTGCCGGCGAGAGGTCCTCGGCGTGGATGCAGCCCTCGCCCTCAAGGAGGCCGGTGACCCGGGGACCTTCACCGGGTACGCCTCGGTCTTCGGGAAGATCGACCTCCAGGGCGAGACCGTGGACGCCGGCGCCTTCAGTCGGACGGTCAACCACAAGGGCGGGAAGTTCCCGCTCCTGTGGCAGCACAACCGCGACGAGCCCATCGGGCGCGTGATCGTGGAGGAGGACGACCGGGGGCTGAAGGTCACGGATGGGGTGCTCCGCCTCGCCACCTCCCGCGGAAGCGATGCCTACGAGCTTCTCAAGGCCGGGGACATCGAGGGCATGTCGATCGGCTTCCGGACGGTGAAGGACGATCGGGACCCGAAGACGGGCGCCCGGCACCTGAAGGAGATCGACCTGTGGGAGGTGTCGCTCGTCACTTTCCCGGCGAACCCGTGGGCGAAGGTCCGCACGGTCAAGTCGATCGAGACGCTCACCCCCGAGGCGCGGGCCCTGCTCGACGGCACCGACGAGTCGGAGGAGAAGCTCTTCGCCGCCGCGGCCGCGCTCGCGGGCGCGCGCGCGGGCGTCGCCCTGGGCGAGGAGGACGAGGCGTTCTGCCGCCTGTGGATCGAGAAGTGCTACAAGCAGGCGGGCCGGGCGGCCCCGTGGGTCGCCGGCCAGACGTTCGACGACATGGCGCATCACCTGAAGGACATGATCCGTTTCGCAGAGGAGGCGAAGCGGGCCGATCTCCTCCAGGCTCTTTCCGCCCACCAGGAGAACCCAGGGGATGATCCTCCCCCCTTCGACTGGCTCAAGGGCATGGAGCTTGGACCCGATGAGCGGCCGGTGTTCGCATTCCTCGATGACATCCTCGCCGGCAAGTAGCCGGCGGATCTAAAGGAGAAGAGAAAACCATGGCACCGGAAATGACCCTGAAGGACCTCGACCAGAAGTGGGGGAGCGCCCACGAGGTCTTCAAAAAGGCGAACGACGAGCGGCTCGAGAAGATCGAGAAGGGGCTCGGCGGGATCGGCGCGGTCCAGGAGAAGCTCACGAAGATCGAGAAGGACCTCGACAAGTTCGACAAGGCGTGGGAGGAGCGGGTGAAGAAGGAGGCGGCCGACCGCCTCGCCGCCGAGCAGGGGGACAGCCACGAGGGCGAGTCGAAGGAGGTCGTCTCCAAGCGGAAGCGCGCCTTCATCCAGATGTGCCGCAAGGGGCACACGACCGACGAGCTGAAGGAGTTCGTCCTCAGGCCCGGGACCGAGGAGAAGGGGCTCGTCGTCGGGTACGACCCGGCGGCCGGCTACCTCGCGCCGCCCGAGTTCATCCGCGAGATCATCAAGGGCGAGATCGAGTTCTCGCCGATCCGCGCGCTCGCCCGCGTCTACAACACCTCGGCCTTCATGGGCCAGATGCCGCGGAAGAGCGGCAGCGCCTCCGGCGCGTGGGTGGCGGAGATCGCCACCAGGTCGGACACCACGGGCGACCTCGCGTGGCGGATGGAGAACGTGCCGGTCCACGAACTCCAGGCCACGATCCCCTGCTCCCGGGCACAGATCGAGGATTCGGTCTTCGACGTGGAGGGCCTGATCCGCGAGGAGTGCTCCGAGCAGTTCGGCGTGGCGGAGGGAACGGCCTTCGTCACGGGGAACGGCGTCGGGAAGCCCGAGGGCGCCACGGTCAAGAGCGACATCAACTCCGAGACCTGCGCCGACAGCACGAACCACCTGGTGGCCGCCGACGACATCATCGACGCGCTCTACACCCTGAAGGACGCCTACCAGAGGAACGCGACGTTCCTCTTCAAGCGGGTGGTCCTCGGGAAGATCCGGAAGTTCAAGAACGCGGTGGACGGGACGTACCTCATGGCCCCGCTCCGCGAGGGGATGCCGCCCACGATCCTCGGCCGGCCCTACATGGGCTGCCCGGACCTGCTCGAGGACGGGACCGGCGCGGGCCGGATCTGCGGGCTCGTCGGCGACTTCCGCCGGGGCTACGGGATCATGGACCGCATCGGGCTGACCATGCTCCGCGACCCCTACACCTCGGCCGGGACCGGCCAGGTGAAGTTCCTCGCGTGGAAGCGCGTCGGGGGCCAGGTGATCCTCCCCGAGGCCATCACGAAGATCGTCACCGGGTAGACCGGAAGCCGGAAGTCTTTCGGAAGTCGAAGAACAAGAAACCGATCGGAGAACACGACCATGCGTGACCTTCACAGCAACCTGGGACCGGCGCAGTCGCTCGGACCGAAGGCCGTCACCACGGCCGAAGACGGAACCGGCGTCGATCTCGCCGGATTCGAGGGGGCGCTTGCCGTCCTCGACTGCGGGACTCAGGCCGGGACCTCGAGCACGTTCAAGCTCCAGGAGTCGGACGACAACTCGACCTTCACCGACGTGGCGGACGCCGACATCATCGGCGGGACCACCACGAAGGGGACGATCGCCATCACGACCGCGAACGACGCGCAGATCCACAAGCGCGGATACATCGGCGCGAAGCGGTACATCCGCTGGATTCTCTCGGCGGCGACCGCCGGGAACCTGCCCGTGTCCGCAAACGTGATCCGCGGCTACCCGCGGCACGCCGCTGTGGCGTAGCCGGAGACACCCCGAAGTGAAGAGAGAGGACGAGCGCCGGGGGCAAGGGGCGGCCCCCGCTCCGCCTCCGGCGCCCGTCTCTCCTCCTCGCCCCTGGCCGCCCCAGCTCGAGACGAAGGGAGGACGGAGGCCATGAGGTTCCAACCCACACGAACGGTCGATCCCGTCGCCCTGGCGGTGCCCCTTTACGAGCTGAAGGATCACCTCCGGATCACGACCGCGGAGCAGGACATCCCGCTCACCCGGACGCTGACCCGGGCGATCGACTTCATCGAGCGGCTCATCGGCCGGTCGCTCATGCGGCAGACGTGGGAACTGGCGATCGACTCCGAATGGTGCTCGATCTGGGGCGACTACATCCTCCTCCCGAAGCCGCCCCTCTACGCCACGAGCCCGATCGTCTCCTTCAACTCGTACACCTCCTCCGACGTGGAGGTGGCGGTCTCCTCGTCGAGCTACCTGGTGGACGTGCCCGGCCATCGGCTGATCCTGAAGCAGGGCTACACCTGGCCCGAGGACCTCCGGCCCGTGCGGTCGCTCGTCGTCACCTACCTGGCCGGGTACTCGGCGGAGAACCACGAGTCCGTCCCGGCGTCCATCCGCCAGGCGATCTGCCAGGTGGGCGCGCACTTCCACGTCCACAGGGAGGCGCTCCTGACCGGCACGATCTCGAAGGAGATCGAGCTGGGCGTCCGCGACCTCCTCGCCCCCTTCAACGAAAACCTGGGGGTGTGACGTGCTGCGCGTGGGCGAGCTGGACAAGCTGATGACGATCGAGAACCCGGTCGAGCCTACGCCGATCGGCGCCGACGGGAACCCGATCCCCGCGTGGGCGTCGGGCGGAACAGCCTGGTGCTCGCTCGAGGGGCTCACCGACCGCGAGCTGACGGCCATGGGCCGCCCGGCCGGCCAGGCGACGTACAAGGCGCGCACCTGGTACACGTCGGCCATCACGAAGAAGAGCCGGCTCTCGTGGCTGGGCCGGACCTTCCATGTGGTCTCCGTCCTGAACCTGAACGAGGCGAACGTGGAGCTGGAGCTGCTCCTGGAGGAGAGCCGTGCCTAACACGCCGAAGCCCTTCTCCTCCGGGGACCTCTACTTCAAGGTCATCGGGGCCGACAAGATCGAGTCGAAGCTCGGGAAGGCGGAGGAGGAGTTCCGCCGGGTGATCGCCCGCGTGGTGAACGAGAGCCTCATCAACATCGATCGTGAGGCGAAGCAGAAGGCTCCCCGCAGCGATGGCCAGCTCGTCTCCGGCATCCACTTCACCGTGGCGACGCCAGAGAGGCCCGTGGGCGTCGTCGGGAGCTACGCGAAGCACGCCGCTTGGATGGAGTTCGGTACCGCGAGGAAGGGCGCCGAGACGAACCGCCAGCCGCTTCCGCCGTGGTACGAGCATGGCGCCACGCACAAGTTCCCGCCCGTCGCCGCCTTCGCCCGCTGGGCGCAGAAGCACCCGGTGAAGGTGAAGGGGAAGCGGAATAAGCAGGTGGTGAGCCCCTTCGTGTGGGCGCGGGCGGTCTACCAGAACCAGGGCGTGGCGGCCCGGCCGTACTTCTACCCGGCGGGTGAGAAGGAGGCCCCGGTCTTCACCCGAAGGCTTGAGGCGGCGATTCAGGCGAAGATCGCCGAGATGGGCGGCGGCCAGTGAGAAACATCCTCGAGCCGATCCAGGCTGCGATCTACTCGGTCATCCATGCGGCCTATCCCCTGCGGAAGGTCTTTACCTCCATCCCGGACATGGAGCAGGTTCCCCCGTTCATCCGGATCGGGGATGGATCCGCGCTCGAGGATGACGTTTTCGCGGCGAAGGACATCCCGATTTTTGGCGTCACGTACCAGATCGAGGCGTGGGATCGGAGCGTCTCCAAAGAGAACGTCCACACTTTGATCGGAGAGGTGCTCTCCGCCTTGACGAATACCCCGCTGAACCTTTCGGCCCACGATCTCAGCGTGCTCGATGGGCCGAGCATGGAGTCGCTCTCGGTGGGCGAGCAGGTGGGGGATGCCGGGGGAGTCTACCAGCGCGGGCTCGCTTCGGTGGCGTGGAAAATCCAGGATAGGAGGATTTAGCGATGGCGACCCTCACGGTTCGCACGATTTCGTTCGGTACGTACACCCCGGGCGCGACCCCCAAGTACGGCGGCCTGAACGTGGCGACGCTCGACTCGCCGGCCGCCCTCGGCGACCAGTTCGCCTGCGGCAACCGCACGTTCCTCTTCGCCAAGAACGCGAACGCCTCAGCCCGGACCGTCACCGTGGACGCGAAGAAGGCGAGCGACCAGGGCATCACCACCGACGTGGTGGTGGACATCCCGGCGACCACGGGAGCGGTGATGTGGGGGCCCTTCGAGGCCGCGCAATTCGGGGGTTCCACGGGTCTCGCGGACATCACCTACGATGCCGTGACGGACCTGACGATCGTGGCGCTCAAGCTGGCCGAAACGGCCCGCGGGTGAGAGGAGGTCTGACACATGGCAACTGTGCGAATGGGGCGTGACGTTTTCCTGTACTGGGACATGAACCACGGAGTGGGGGCCCGTTCGTGGTCCAAGATCCCCGCCCAGATCGACGGCGGGACGGACGGCTCCACCGACACCGTGGACGGAACCACGAAGGACAACCTCGGCTGGAAGAAGCCGATCCCCACCGAGAACGACTCGAGCCTCTCCTGCAAGGCTCGCTTCGACCCGGCGGATTCCGTCTTCGTCGATCTCTACGCCGCCTGGAAGGCGAAGACCTCGAGCTACATCAAGACCGCCTGGTCCGCCGTCGGCGGGACCGACGAGGAGACGCAGGTCTACATCACGAAGTTCGCTCGGACGTTCCCGAAGGACAATACCGTGGACGTGGACATGACGTTCAGCGGACAGGCTTCGCCGGCGAACCTGTAGGAGATCCACCCCGACCGGACCGGAGACCCTTTCGTAGCCCGCCCGGCCTGGCGTTCCCACCCGCCTCCGCGGAGCGCCGGGCCGGGCATTCAGACAGGAGGCGATACAAATGGCGGCGAATTCCTTGGAAGGCGAGGTCGAGATTCAACTCGACCGGCCACGACCCCTCAAGCTCACCTTCCGGGCCTGCACGCTGTACGAGCAGCAGACGGGCCAGACGGTGGACGAGTTCTTCCTGACGGTGGGTGCGATCGCGCTCAAGTACGGGCTCCGCGACGGGGACGCGCCCCCGGCCGAGGCCGTGGTGGAACTCCTCCATGCGGCCCGCGTGGACCGGCTCGCGGCGCTCCTCTGGGTCTGCCTCCTCCACGGGGACCGGCGGATGACGTTCGACCGGGCGCTCGACCTGTTCGACAGCGCCCCCGGCGACACCCTCCAGGAGAAGCAAACCTACATCACGGGGAAGCTCCGAGAGGTCTGGGCCGTGACCCGGAAGCCGAGGGCGCCGGAGGCGGAGGAGCCGGAAGGGGAGACCATGGAGGGCGCCGCCCGCCCCCCGGAGGGCGGGTCGGCTGGCCCGAGTACCTGAAGTTGGCCGATCGAATGGGTCTCCCCCGGGAGGAGTTCTGGGGGATGACCCATTCGGAGTTCACGGATCGAGTCGAAGCATGGACCGAAGAACGAAGGCTGAAGCGACACGAGAAGGCGCGGGAGATCCTCGCCATCGGTCGGTTCTTCGGGAAGGACCCGGTTCGGGGCGAGGACATCTTCGAGCTGGTGACGGGCGAGAAGATCGCCGGAGGACCCACGGACCGGGAGGAGAAGCTCGACGCGCTCTACCAGGAGTCGCACGAGCGGGCCATGCGCGAGCGCGTGGAGCGGGAGCAGGCGGGGAGGTGATCCGTGTCTGAAATCGGGAAGCTCCTCATCCAGCTCGGCGTGGACGCGAAGGAGTTCTCCGCCGGGCTGAAGACCGCCCGCGGGCAGTTCGTGACCTTCACCGAGGAGGTCCGCGACGCGATGGGGACGCTCACGACGGCGATCCCCGAGGGTGGCGCATGGGTGACGTACACCGAAGAAGTCCGGGGCGCGATGGGGGAGATGACCACCGTTACCCGGAAGGAATTTGTAAAGCAGCAGCAAGCTGCTAACGACTGGACCAAGGCGCTCGAAAAAAACGGACAGAATATCGGGGTGATTGGGCAAGGGATGAGGGAATCCTTGGCCCCCCCGGGGCCCGGTAGATGGGAGACGTATACCGAGCAGGTCCGTGATTCTCTGGGGGCGCTCACCACCGTCACGAAGAAGCAGTTCGTCGAACAGCGGAACGCCGCCGAGGAGTGGGGGAAGGCGCTCAAGAAGACGGGGAGGGACATCCAGGAGATCGGGCAGGGGCTCACGCGGTCGCTATCGCTCCCGGTTGGCGGGCTCGTGACGGCCGCCTTCGCATCCTCGGAGCGGGCGAAACAAATCTTCAAGGACTTCAGCACCAACATCCAGGCGTCCTTCGGCCGGCTGGGGGATACTCTCGTTCGGGATCTTCGACTCGACGAGGTACTGAGGGGGATCTCCGACTTCGTGGATTCGGCCGTGAAGGGGTTCCAACGGCTACCCGATTCGGTGCGGGGCTTCGTCGAGGTCCTCGGCGGGATCGCGATCGCCATCGGCCCGGCCATGATGGCCCTGGGCGGGATGCTCAAGATGGCCGGGAACCTGACCGCCGCATTCGGGAAGGTGGCGGTCGCCCTCCGTGGCGTGGGAATGCTCGGGGCCACGGCTGGAGCGGGCGCCGCCGCCGGCGTGGCCGCGGCCGCGGGGGCGACGGCCATCGGCGGGTTCGCGTTGGGGAGCTGGCTTCAGCAGATCACGATGGGACCGGCGGGGCCCGAGCCCGAGGAGCAGGAGCGGGCGAGCACCGATCTTGCCCGGAGGCTGGCCGCCCGGGAGAAGCTCGGCGGCGGGGTCAGCGTCCCGGTGGTGGAGTGGCAGAAATCTCCGATCTTCGGGTCGCTACCCAAGGCGCCGGCGACCCTCGATCTCGATGCGATTCGTCAGCAGGTCGACGACGCCGTGGCGGCCGCGGAGAGAATGCGGGCCGCAACCCCTCTTCAAACCGTGGCCGGCGGGTACTCCCCGGGCAGCGCCAAGATGGAGAAGGTGCGGATCTTCTCTGAGGCCGACAAGGCCGCGATCGAGGCCCAGGCGCAGGAGATCGAGCAGCTACTCGCAAGCGCCCTCGGGGGGGCATCGGAATCCACGAGGCGCCTCGCCGGGGAAACGGCGCAGGACTTCATCGAGCGCATCTCCTTCGCCTTCAACGAAGTTCCCAAGGAAATCGAGCACCTCGGCGACCTGGCCTCTGAGAAGATCAGGCCGATCCTGGACTCGGCGGGGAAGATCGTGGGCGATAAGGGCTGGGGCAAGACGATCAAGACGATGGAGAAGGCTCTCGACGACGTGCAAACCTCCCTTGAGCTGGGGGAGAAGGG